CCAAAGCCCACATTTCGGGGTAAAAGGAAAATCTCCAAAAGGAGAAAGAAGGAGGAAATATGTCAAAGAAGGTGACTACTCCATCACGGAACGCTGGTTTGCCGTCAGGTAGCGAGCTGACAAGGGGAGCAGAGTACGAGTTCTCCGATCGATCAGTGATTGACCACTTCACTGATCGTAACTTCATTCCACAATTCCCAGTGGTAGGCACCGAGACGCCAGACGCAATCAAATTATTGATGCGGGCTGTGTCCATTCTTGAAATAAATGTTCAAATGGACTTTGTGTCTCGTGAGCAGAGGACGGAACTTCGGGCGCTTTATAACCGTCTGAGGGATCACGTCCTTCGGGGAGGAGGATGAATGCCTTATTTCCAAGGCACATTTATGGGTCAGCCCCGCACGGTTTGGGTGGAGTCGAAGACCGGCGTAATAACCGATCGTACTGCTCCACCAGCGCCACCCCCACCTCCACCGCCACCTCCACCATCTGGTGATCAGCACAGTACTGCATATAATGACGCAATGGCGATACTTAATGCGCCGCGCGCGACAGGCAGCGAAATTGTTAGCGCTGGTCAAAACTGGTGGAATAACGCGGCGAAGTGGTTGAGCGGGCAGCAGAACGCAATTGGAGAGCGTTTGTCTAATTGGACACCATTGCAGCGCATTGTTATTAATCCCGTTTCAAACGTGGTTAGTAAACTTCCCATTAATCCAGCGACTCGTGGGGTGATAACCAATACCCGACGGTATGCTCAAGATGTGGTATGGGACCTCACTCTTGGCGGCGCGCTTGCTGGTGTCAAGTCAGTTGTGACTGGTCAACAGCCAAAACTGATTGATGTTCTTCCGGGTGCCACGCAACTTGCCACAAATAAGGAGTACGCGAAAGGTTATCAGAATGTTCAGGATACTGCTGCTGGTAAGTGGTTCGCGGATGCCTATCTCCTTGCCTTGAATACAGCCCAAACAGCTGGATTGGGAGCGTATCTAAAAGGAGCTACCACTGCCGATCAGGTGGCTAATGCTTACGTTAGAACGGGTATCCCAACAACTATCGCGCGAGTCATCGCTCAGAAGGCAGTTAAGTTTGCAACTAAGCCTTCCAATGTAGTAAAAGGGGCTTCAATTCTTGGTGCCTGGCATTACGGACAACAGATGTTGGGAGCGGGTCAAAAGACAGCTGCCGAGACGGCCCGCTATAATGACTTGACTCAACAGATGTTGAATGAGCAGTTAAGGGAGAACGCCCTAGCCGATCAAGGGCGGAATGCTCCAGTTAGCAGTCCACCTCCACCCAATGTTACTGTTAATAATGTTACAAATACACCCGCTGCTGAGAAGAACCAAGATGGTGGACCTTCAACTAAAGAAGTGTTTGATTATGTAAATCAAGCATTGTCCAACCAGAACGACTCAAACAATGCTTTGTGGGCAGGACTCTTTGGCGTCTTAGCAGGTAAGAGTGGTGGCGGTAGCGTTGCTGTGGTTAATCAGTACGCTCCCGATCAGGGTAAGGCCGATACGTCAGGTCAATTCGGTGGTGGATCCGGGAGACCAGGACAATCGGTTACTGCTGCGAAACAGCCTATTCGTAAGAAGAAGCGTCATGCTCAGTCCGTGAGGAAATAATCTGGGCATGATTTAAGGATGACGGTGACTACTGATGTTAGAACAGTTGCCTCCAGACTTGACGAACAGGGATGGCCGATCGATCCAGAAGCGGCTGGCCGTCTTGAGCGCAACCTTAACCGCACTGTTGAAGGTGATGCCATTGACCGTCGCACTCCTTTCGGAGGCGAGGCGGATCGTCAAGACATTGACGAGCGTTATTTGTCGCATCTTGGCGTCTCTGAATACGAAGAGCTAGCACATATCGATGAGGCGGAGGTCTCAAAGACGGGTAGTGAGTCCATAATGTTGCCATGGGCGGAGCGAAGGAATACATTAGAGCCCTTTAGGACACAGAAGTTTAGCGGCAGCAACACTATCTTGGATCAGGTAGTGGTGGACTTATCACGTATGTTTGCTCCTAGCGGTTTTAGACTTACGGGTGTCGATTCCGCGGTTGATGCGATGACGCGTAAAACATTACTTGGCTTGCCAGACATGACAAGTGATGAGTCGTTTCTTCCACGGTATGTTGAACGAGCTAAGGATTTAGAGTCAGCTCACGACATCTATCCTGCGGTTGTCGGATGGCGAGGGCAATCAAAGGGGCCCCACGAAGATCCCAAGCAACGGTTGGTGTGGATGGTGGATCATGCGCTTATCATAAATGAGTTGCGCGTGCTGTACCCCGTATTAAATCGGCTTCGTGTGTTACCTGGATATTCGGGTTGGGCCACGGACTTGGAAGTGGATAATGCAGTCACCAAGTTACTACAGACAGCCAAGAATCTAGGTGAAGATGTAATCTCCGGTGATATCAGTAACTTTGATGCCTCAGTTCCATATGTTTTGATTGAGGCCGTTTTCGATCTATTTAGGTATTGGTTTACTGATGACTCTGAATCACTCCTGAATATATTGGAGGAGTCATTTTCAACGATGGCTCTGGTTACTCCAGATGGCATATTCTCCGATAGAAAAGGAGGAGTTCCAAGTGGTTCCGGTCTTACTAATCTCGTTGACACACTAGTTAACGTGATCTGTGCTAGGTACGTGGCTAGGAGGCTACGAATTACGTTGGTAGGTGGAGAGTGGTTGGGAGACGACTCTGTTACTGTCTACCACCCTAACCCAGGTGTGACTGAAATCTCAGGAGCTCTGAAAGAGCTTGGGTTTGAAAGCAACCCGGACAAGCAATTTGTATCCAAGGACAGCGCGCATTATTTGCAGCGTTGGCATTCACTCAAGTACCAGCTCACTGGCGTTAGTCGCGGCGTGCGATCTCTGTATAGGGCGTTAAATGGAATGATGTCCCTTGAAAGATACATTGACACCAGTTCAGAGCGATTTAGGTATTTGATGGGTGCCCGAGTGATCATGCAGTTAAATCCATGCAGATGGAATCCGTTATTCCACAAGTTCGTCGAGTTAGCAAAAGAAGATGAGCCAATACTGCGTACGGGTATCGATCCTACGACAGTGTTCCGTAGAGCGGGTGGTGCGACTGCGATCCGTGAAGCACTACACATTGGTTCATATCCCTTTAATCAACAGGATCCTGACATGGTTGAAGACTTTGCGTCTGTCATGGTCCTTAGAGAGCTAGCATAAGGG